TATTACAGTAAAAGACTTACTCACAATATGGTAATGCCTGATTCTATTTCATCTAAAAATGCAAAACGAGATATGCCTGCATTTGAAGATTTGAGAAAATTAGAACAAAAAATGCACAATGATTATGACATTGAATACTGGTTGATGGACTTGATATCACCAAATTATGACAGACTCTTGAAAAAAATTAAAGGTAAAACTATATTTTTTGACGCAACTAATATCTTCAGTTATCACATGTCACACGCATATTATACTCTAGATGAATTGGTCAATGCGTATAATAACTTATTGGATGTTTTAAAACACGCAGATGGGGCTTATTTACGAGGGTGGACTCCAACAAAACAGAGGTATGATAAATGGATATCGTAGCAGTTCGTATCGGTGATAAGTATGGACCAGAGTATGAGACATACCTAGAGAAAAAGTTACCAGAGTATAATTTTATCTGGGTTCGTGAACCATATCACCCATCTGTCACTTTGCAGTGGAACAAGATGTGGGGTATGCAGATGGACACCGATGAACCTATCTGTGTGATGGACATTGATATTCTTTTGGTAAATGATTATAAGAGGGTGTTTGATTATCCAATCAAGCCGGGACAGTTTCTTGCGATGCCGGGATGGTGGAGAAATGACTCAAATCTTTATCAACTTAATGGTGGTTTCTTCAAATACTATCCGAAGGAGTGTCGTTACATCTACGATAAGTTTATGAGTGATGTACATCACTGGCAAAAGTTCTACATAGAGAATGGTACTACCACAGGTCCAGTAAATGGGGAACAATATTTTGTAGGAGATAGTGTGAATGAGAGACTAGAACTCATTACACTCCCTGATGAATGGTTTACCAGATGGGTTGCTGATAATAAAGTTATTGACTTCAAAAATAACAGAACTTGGCAATACAACATGACTGAAAAATATAAAGAAAAGACAGGTAATGATTGGATATATATGGGCGGAGAGTTTCATCCAGATATAAAGTTCGTACATTTTACAAACCACAGAAACAAACCGCATGAATGGAGAGACTATGAAAGTTTTTGCAGCAACTAGTTCTTCTTCAGATAGTATAGCTATGTTGTATAAACTTCTTACTGAAACTACAGATGATATTGTATCAAGAATAATTCGCCTAGATGCATCTGATCAGGATTTAGCATACTACCCTATCGTTTGTAATTGGTTGAAAGAAAATGTTCGTGATTTTGATTTTGATTTTTCAGAGTTTGAAGATCGTGCTAGTGATACCATGTTAGAAACTATAAGATCAAAAAATTATAATGTTGCATTGTTGTCAGAAATGCACAGTGTAGATTTAATGTGCATGGGTTATAATACATACAACTGGAGTCCCTCAAATTGGTATTTTCAAACGACAGAACCGATTGAAAATTTTTATGAAAAAGATAATCCATATACTAGGTTAGATCATTCCATCCTTAGAGATTACACAGACATCCCCATTGACTGGCCTTTGATGAATCGTAAAACTAAACCTATGGGGCGATGGCAAACGTGGGAATCTTTACCAAATGAACTGCAAAAATTAATTTCTAACTGTCCTTGTGGAAAGTGTAATAAGTGTATATGTTGGGATTGGTATAATAAAAAGAAAAATAAAGGATTTAGTGCAGAAGAACTTGATGATCTTATTATGAAAGAAGGCAAATACGGAAAATATTATACAGAAGATAGTATTAAAGAAACCAGACATGATGCTTATGGTGATAAGTTATTACCTACTAAACCTCACAATAAGTGATATCCTACATAAACCAAATGTTATAAATATATAAAAAAGGATATCTTCATGGCCATACCTACAAGTAAATCAACATTCAAAGATTATTGTTTTCGCGCACTAGGTTCTGGTGTCATTGATATCAACGTATCAGACGATCAAGCAGATGATCGTATCGATGAGGCACTACAATTCTTTGCACAGTATCATTATGACGGTATCGAAAAGATGTATCTTAAACATCTTATTACCGAAGAAGAGGTTACGCGAGCAAGAGCAAACACAACATCAACCGGAACAGATACATCAGATAATTCCATCACTGCATCATTTCTAGAGGGTAATAACTTTATCCCAATGCCAAGTGCTGTTGTGTCTGTGATACAGGTATGGCCATTTACAGACACAGGTGGTGGTAGTAATATGTTTGACATGCGTTACCAGTTACGTCTCAATGATTTATTTGACCTGTCTTCTACGTCTGTCATTCAATATCAGATGGCTATGGACAACTTAGACCTTCTAGAACATATTCTTGTGGGTGAGACACCAATTCGTTTCAACCAACACCAGAATCGTCTGTATATCGATGCAGATTGGGAGAACGACTTTACTGCTGGAACAGACTTTATCATTGTCGAGTGTTATCGTAAACTGGACCCTGCAACTTACACAGATATTTTTGATGACATCTTCCTCAAGAGATATGCAACTGCACTAATCAAACAACAGTGGGGTGCGAACCTGTCTAAGTTTAGTGGCGTTGCAATGCTCGGTGGTGTTACCATGAATGGTGAAACAATATATTCACAGGCACAGGAAGAAATCAATAAGTTAGAAGAACAAATCGCACTCACGTTTGAGTTGCCAGTAAACTACATGGTAGGATAATTCATGGCAGTTAATAAACATTTTCATACTAGTAATATTGCAGCAATTGCAACTGAACAATCTTTGTATGCTGACCTAGTTGCAGAGGCAATTCAGATTCATGGCCATGATGTATATTATCTTGACCGCACACTTGTTGCAGAGGACACTGTTCTTGGTGAAGACTCTCTGTCTAAGTTCAACACTCAAGCTCCTATCGAAATGTACATGGAAGATGCTGGAGGTGGGTTTGCTGGAGAACGTGAACTCATGTCGCAATTTGGTTTGCAAAATCTAAGTGAAGCAACTTTTGTTGTAAGTAAGACACGTTTTCAAGACAAAACAAAACAGATACGAATTGAGAGTGGTACAGATTCAACATCGTCTGGTTCTATTCAACTAGAGTCTGGAACTCTAGACAGTTCATCTAAATTAGAGGGCGAGATATTCTATATTATAAATGAGACTGATGCAACAGATGCAGATCGTCCTCTAGAGGGTGATGCGATTTATCATCCAATTTTAAAGAAACTATTTGAGATTAACTTTGTGGATCACGATGATCCTTTTCATCAGTTGGATACTAATCCTGTTTATAAGTTGCGGTGTCGTCTCTTTGATTATGGTTCTGAATCACTTGATACAGGTATTACTGCTATTGATGAGATTGAATCTGCTCTGTCGCTCGCAAGTTCGGATTATCAATTTACTCTTGAAGACGAAACAGGAAGTATTCTAATAGAAAATGCAGCAGATACAGGTGATGATGAATATCTCATACAGGAAGACTATATAGTAGGTGACGGAGTTATAGATAAGACAGCTCAAAATGAGTTGTTTGAAACATTGGATGATACGGTACTGGACTTTAGTGAGTCGAATCCATTTGGTGATGCAGGGAGTGCAGATTAATGTTTGACTTGAGTGATATATCAAACCCAACTAAAGAACAACTTGCTAAAGAGATGGAAGGTATTCCACAACATTTTGTTAATTATGTTCATGGTAAATGTGAGGGTGATTACCACAATAATCCAGAACAACGTAATGCATATATGCGTGAGTATCACAAAGAGTATCGTGAGAACAACGAGACACCAGAACAAAGAGAAAATCGTAGACAAAAACAAAAGTTATCAGACGCTAAAAGACATAAAGAAACATACCATCTACGGAAAGATGAATATAATGCCAGAAGGCGTGAAAGATATACTATGAAGAAAAAGGAGACGGTATAATGTTGGGAACCCAGTTCTACCACGAAACAATACGCAATGTCGTTGTTGGTTTCGGTACAATATTTAACAATATCCAGTTGGTTCGCAAAGACAATGCCGGAGCAGTTCAACAGACCATGAAGGTGCCTTTGGCGTATGGACCAAGGCAGAAGTTTCTTGTTCGTCTTGCTGATGATGCAGACTTGACGAAAGCTGCAGCAGTTACTCTACCTCGTATTGGTTTCGAAATCACAGGTCTTACATATGATCCCGGCCGGAAGCTTAATCGTGTACAGAAGTTTAAAAAAGTTAAAGGAGCTAAGGCAGAACAACTAGATACACAGTATATGCCAGTCCCTTATAATATTGAATTTGAACTTTATATCCTTGCAAAACAGTCTGATGATGCGTTACAGGTTGTTGAACAAATTCTTCCTTACTTTCAACCAGATTATACAATCACGATGAATGATAATGCAGACATGGGTGTTAAAAAAGATATTCCTGTCATTCTCAATAGTATTTCCTATGAGGATGATTATCAGGGAGACTTTACAACTCGTCGAGCTATCATTTATACATTGTCTTTCACATGTAAGTTCTATCTCTATGGTCCTGTCACATCTAGTAAGGTTATTAAAACAGTACAGGTTGACGCATACACTGATATGCCTGATCAGGCACCGAAACGTCAACAGAGACTTACTGTTACACCAGACCCAACGAGTGCTGATGCAGACGATGATTTTGGTTTCAATGAGGTTCATTCTTTCTTCGAAGATGCGAAGACTCACAATCCAGTGACGGGTGAAGATGAGTGATAACATGTTTCATTATGCAGATGTTCCTTTATCAGTAATTGATAATCTAATAAATTTAGAAGAAGATTTACAAGTATTAAATCGGACTCGAAAATTTGCGTATGAAAGTAAAGAAAATTATTTGGGATATAGAAAAATATCCGACAGTGGGTTGCCAATAGATAAAATGAGTGATTCAATGCAGGGTCACACTAATTTAGAAATTTTTACTGAAGATGAAAAGGATAGTTCACGCAAACTTTTCAATGAAATTCTAAAACCAATTATTGGATATGAACCAAATACTCAAGGTAGGTATGGGTATTACAAAGAACCAATTCATATACACAATGATGGTGAAAATTATCTGGGCGATGATTGGAAATCGCATAACAGAACAGGACAAAAACCTCGGCCTGCAAACACAACAATATTCTTTCCACTAAGATGTTACAAAGAAGATGGAAGTACGGGAACAACTGAGACTGTATACTTCCATCAAAAAACTCCTTGGTCTGCAAAATCTGGAATTGATATTGAGAATGACGATCAAAAGTTTTATAGAAAACATGGCACAACTGGATGGGAATTAGATCATGATTATAGTGATTTAGTTGGATATACTGATCAACCTTTTGATTCAGATGTTTGGGTAGAACACCTACAACAACACCCAATTGAGATGTTATATGGATTTAGTTTTGCAGCATCCATTCCTTGGAATATTGGTCAGGTTGTAATGTTTGAGACTTCAAGAATTCATTGTAGTTCTTATATGGAAGATTGTTTTGGTAAAGACTGTTTTCTTGTGAAGGCCAACACAAATTTGTGGGACTAGTATGAAAATACTCATACCATTTTCAGGCGGTATCAACTCTACATACTCACTTTATCGTTGGTTAACTGAAACTGACGTTGATGTTTTTGTTCGATATGGATTTGATCAATTTGAAAATGATGACTACCGTTCAGAAGAACTTGAGAGAGTTCAAAATGTATCACACTTCCTCAAAAAACAATATCGTAATTTTAATTTAGAAATGGGTGAGTTTCCCAAAGAATATGTCGAAGAGCGTATTCCTATTCGGTCAGGATTTAAAAAAGGAAAATTTAATATTGGTGCGCTTAAGCCAAGATATTTTGGAATTACTAAATGGTGTTTTGAAACCAATGCTGATGCAGTATCAATTGGTGTGTCTTTAGAAAATACCTCAACACAGGGTTATGAATTGAGTCGTCGGGAATCTGGTATTGAAAATATTGGTGTTGATATATATTTGGGCGGTGTGCGAGAGTTAGTTCCAGTGTCCACTGGAGATGATTTCAACTATGATGAGATTGCAAAACATATGGTGGGTCGGTTTGAACAATATGAGTTCTTACCAAAAGAGTTGCGAGATTTGTGTATTAGATATTCAGAATCGCGTGATGGGCGTGAGATTGCATACTGGAAAACATATGAAAAATTTGTTGATGAAGGTAAGATAGGAAAAGACTTTGATTTGTATTGCGCCAAACATGGAAGTTATGGTCCTTGGAGACATGAAGCAGACCCAGAAACTTATATGTATAGGGGTCGAAATGAGGACGGAAAATTACCGTACTTACTTTATGAATGAGAAATGTGTACTTTTAAAATAACAAATAATCCACATGAACAATTATCAGACTATTTTTTAAAATTAGGTGGACCTGATCTTTCCAATACTATTGAAGTAAATGGAATGTATATTACACATCACTTGCTTAGCATAACGGGTGAGTTTACTCCACAACCTGTAGAGTATGATGGAAAATATTTTTTATTAATGGGAGAAATTTATAATTATGATGACTCTTGGCCAAGTGATATCTACTTTGGCATAGAAAAATATATTGAACATGGAGATAGTTTTGTAGATCATCTGGACGGGGAGTTTTTGTTTATTGTTATTGATGGAGATAATATAGATTTCTTCACTGACCCTTGGAGTACTCGGCAGTGTTATTTTACAACTGAACGCATTCAGTCATACTATTCCCCCATTTTCTTTGAGGACTACTGGTATTTTACCACGTTTAGTGTCTCTAAAGAGAGTAAGAGATTTTTACATAACAGTCATTATCACTTCAACACCAAATCTAGGCAAATAAGACAAGTTAATCCTGAGTTGGTAAGTTGGAATCTAAATCAAAATGTAGACACACTTGATGAGGTTGTTGATGCGTTTAAGGAAGCAGTGGTAAAAAGGTGGGCACCAAATTGTACGTTATTTTTAAGTGGGGGAATTGACAGCAGTGCAGTTGCTCTGTGTCTTTATGAGAATAATTTACCCTTCAATAGTATTAGTCTTTTAACTAACCCTGAGTTTGAGGATCAAGAATCCTTATCGGCTGTGTTAAATTTTTGTAACAATCATTTTATGGTAAATAAAATAACTAGAAATTATTCTAATATGGATAATGCACAATCAGAAATTAGAAATCAAACAAAAAAACAATTTGCATCTAAGGTTGTGTTGATGGGAAATGGTGCAGATGAATTTGTTGATGATTACAGATCAAAGCACGAAAAGACTGATTGGGACGACTGGCCTGAGGACTTACATAATTTTTTCCCCACTAAACATTTTTATTTTGGTCAAAGTAGAAGGTTGTTAGATATGCACGAAAAATTTAATTTAAATTTTGGTATAGAAGGTAGAAATATTTTTTATGATAAAAAGTTGGTTCAGTGTTGGTTAAGTGTTTCTATCGCACTGAAGAATAAAGAGAACAAGGGGTTCTTAAAAGATTACCTCAGAAAATATCACATACCTATTTCTAAAAATCCTAAAGCCGGATTTGGCCACCAAAGTGCAGTACAAACACAAGGTGAATGGGATAGCTTCTATGAAAATAAGAAGTTTGTATAATATGTGTACTTTTAAAATAACCAATAATCCAAACTCAATAATAATTGATGATTATTTAAAGTTAGGTGGACCCGATGCCAGTAATACTATAGATGTTAACGGTGTTTATATGACACACCACCTATCAAGTATTACAGGAGAAAATCCTGTACAGCCTGTCAAATATGATAACAAATATTACATGTTGATTGGAGAAATTTATAATTATGATAATACATTGGGTAGTGACATTTATTTTTGCATTGAAAAATATTTAGAATATGGTGACAAATTTACAGAATATTTAGATGGAGAATTCTTGTTCATAATTTATGATGAGAAAACTAATACTATAGATTTATTTACTGATCCGTGGAGTACAAGACAAGCATTTTATTACAAAATTGATAATTATTTCTATTTCAGCACATATCCAATG